ATCGGATTCGTTATACGAGTACGTTCAGGATTTCACGATGGACAAAATAAACGAACTGCGATGCTTTACATTGTAACCCCTTGCTCACGTCCTCAGAACCTCAAACGCATCAAGCAGTACATCCCTGAATGGGCTACGTGGGTGGTGATGATGGATGCCTCTACCGACTTCAAGGAAGCAACAGGCGCAAACGTAACCCACTACTCAAAGAAGACAGGACATTGGGGACATCCCCTACGCAATGAGTTCCTTGACCTCTACCAAGACCAATTCACGCAAGATGACTGGGTATACTACTTGGATGATGATAACATCCTACACCCGAAGTTCAACGAGCAATGGTCAAACCTGCATAACCTTGACTCCTCAATCGTAACGTGGGGACAAGAGGGAAGGCTACGCCCTACCGACCAACCAACAATCGGGAACATAGACACCGCTTGCTTTATGTTCAAGCCTTACCACTTGCCCAAGCTTCGCTTTGAGAATATCTACGAAGCCGATGGTCTATTTGCTTCTGCTGCCGCCCGACAAGGCACACTCATCTGCGTGGATTCGTACCTTTGTTACTACAACGCCCTGCGATGAAGAACCACACCAAAGTCTACCTAAAGGGAATGGGTTATGACACGACTGATTGGATTCCTTGCGAGGTATGTCAATCCCAAGCCGTAGACATCCATCACATAGAAGCACGTGGTATGGGAGGGAGCAAAGAGGCGGACACCATAGAGAACCTAATGGCTCTATGCCGCAAATGCCACAACGCATTCGGAGACCTAAAGCAGCATAAGGATATGCTCAAGGCAGTCCACAACCACCACCTTTCTAAAAGAGTTATTTAATTATGAAACGAGTACCCATCTCGCAGGTTATTCCTAACCCCACCAATCCACGCATAATCAAGGATGACAAGTTTAAAAAGCTTGTTAAGTCCATTGAGGAGTTTCCGCAGATGCTTGAGCTGCGCCCAATCGTAGTGGATAGCAATATGGTGGTGCTTGGAGGGAATATGCGCCTGAAGGCTTGCATCGCAGCAGGACTCAAAGAAGTACCCATCATCGTAGCGGACAACCTTACCGAGCAGCAACAGGCGGAATTCATCATCAAAGACAACGTAGGATTCGGAGAATGGGATTGGGACTTACTCGCCAACCAATGGGATGTAGAGGCGTTAGAGGATTGGGGTCTTGAGCTTCCGTTTGACAATACGCCTGTACTTGAAGCGGAGGAGGATGACTACGAAGCACCAAGCGAAATACAAACGGACATCGTATTAGGTGACCTGATAGAGATAGGCCACCACCGACTGTTGTGTGGGGACTCTACGGATTCAGATGCGATTGCAAAATTGATGAACGGAAATCGTGCAGCGATGGCTTTCACAAGTCCGCCATACAATGCAGGAAAAAGCGAGGCTTTAAGTGGCAACACTCATACGGGCGACAACAAATACAACGAGTACAATGACAATCAAAGCAAATCAGAATATCTTGACCTTTTGATTGGATTCACAAATAACGCCATCTTAAATTCAGAATATCTAATCTGCAACATTCAAAGTTTGGCAGGTAATAAGATTGCGCTTATAGAATACCTGTACGAATACCGAAACAATTTTATTGACGTTGCAATATGGGATAAAGGTCACGGTGCGCCTCAAATGGCGGAAAGTGTTATGAACTCTGCTTGGGAGTATATGTTCTTTATTTCATCAAAAGAAAATGCATCACGGGCAATACCAAATGCAAAGTTTAGAGGAAATGTCCCAAACATATATCGTGGAAAACCTCAACGAAATAATGAATTTTCATCAGTCCACGCAGCAACATTCCCAATAGACCTACCTGAATGGGCAATGCAATTCACAAATCAAGGTGATATTGTTTTAGACCAATTCATTGGAACGGGAACCACAATGGTAGCAGCACACCAACTCAACCGCAAGTGCTATGGTATGGAACTTGACCCAAAGTACTGCCAAGTGATTGTAGACAGAATGCACAAACTTGACCCATCACTTGAAATAAAAATAAACGGCAAGCCATATGGCAAATAATGACATCACTAAAAAGGCAATGCTTGAGGCTTTGGAGAAATCTTTAGGCGTTGTTACCTCTGCTTGCAAGACAGTTGACATCTCACGAGAAACGCACTACCGATGGATGCGTGAGGATGCTGACTACAAAGCAGCAGTTGAAGCACTATCAGACGTTGCCCTTGACTTTGCAGAAAGCCAACTGCACAAACAGATAAAGGAAGGCAACTCAACCGCCACCATCTTCTTTCTTAAAACAAAGGGCAAGAAGCGTGGATACATAGAACGCCAAGAGGTAGAGGTAGCATCAGGCAAGATGTTCCAAATAGAGGTGCTTGGGGAAGATTCAGACCAATAAGGTATTCAACCACCTCAAGCGCAGCGACAAGAAGATAGTCGTTGAGCAGGGCGGTACTCGGAGTGGGAAGACATATAACATCCTGCTCTGGGTGATTTTCTATTATACCGACCAGCATACGGATAAGACCATCACCATCTGCCGTAAGACGTTCCCATCGTTGCGTGCTTCGGTGATGCGTGACTTCTTTGATATCCTGCGTAGCCACGACCTGTACCGAGAGGAGTACCACAACAAGTCAAACCACGAATACTACCTCAATGGTAACCTCGTAGAGTTCATAAGCCTTGACCAACCGCAGAAGATACGAGGCCGCAAGCGTGACCTACTTTACATCAACGAGGCCAATGAGCTAACGTATGAGGATTGGCAGCAGCTCATCCTGCGTACCGAAGGCAGGGCAATCCTTGACTATAACCCATCTGATGCGTTCCATTGGATATACGATAAGGTTGTACCACGTGATGACTGCGACTTCTACCAGACCACGTACTTGGACAACCCATTCCTTGACGCTGGGGTAAAGGCAGAGATTGAACGACTCAAGGAAACGGATGATGACTACTGGCGTATCTACGGATTAGGTGAGCGTGGTATGAGCCGTGCCACCATCTTCCAATTTGGGATGAACGAGATACCTGCTGATGCAACCTTGCTTGCCTATGGTATGGACTTCGGGTACACCAACGACCCCACCTCGCTTGTTGCGGTGTACAAGTCGGGGGACACGTTGTACGCTGATGAACTCATCTACCAAACGGGGCTTACCAACCCCGATATCAGCAACAGGCTAAAAGACCTAAACCTTGACAGACGCACAGAGGTATACGCTGACTCTGCTGAACCCAAATCCATTGAGGAGCTGCATCGTATGGGATGGAATGTAAAACCCACGCAGAAGGGCGCAGATAGCGTCATAGTAGGTATTGACGTACTGAAGCGACACAAGCTATTCGTGACCCCACGAAGCAGCAACCTAATCAAAGAGATGCAGAACTACAAATGGGTAGAGGACAAGAACGGAAACCTCTTAAACAAACCCATTGATGCATTCAACCACGCCATAGATGCAATGCGCTACGCAACATACAACAAGCTATCCAAGCCGAACTACGGCCGCTATGCTATACGTTAAATTCTAAAGGTTATTTTATTGATGAAGCTCATTGTTCCAAACCAGATGAACGAAATCCGCTTGGCGGACTACCAACGCTTTGTGCGATTGGAAGGCGATGATGAATTTCTATCACGCAAAGCACTTGAAATCTTCTGCGGCCTATCTATGGATGTCATCCTTCAGATGAAGTCATCCTCACTCAACAAGGTCAACGATGTGCTGATGAAGTCGTTTGCGGAGCGACCACCATTAAAGCAGCGGTTCTTCATAGACAAGCAAGAGTTTGGGTTTATCCCATCGCTGGAAGAAATCACGGTAGGAGAGCTGAATGACGTTGATACATACATCTCAGACTGGTCAAAGATGCACAATGCTATGGCGGTGCTATACCGACCAATTACGGCAAAATTCGGAAACCGATACGACATAGAGAAGTACGAAGGCTCTGACAAGTATGCTGACAAAATGAAGGGCATAAGCCTTGACATTGCTATCGGTGCGATGCTTTTTTTTTGGACTTTAGGAAACGATTTATCGCAGGCTACCCTGAAATCTTTGGAGAAGGAGGAGGGGATGAATTTAGCCCCACTTCGCAGTTTTCTAAAAAATGGGGGTGGATACCAATATACTACCAACTCTCAGGAGGCAACCCACTCAAGTTTGAAGAAGTAGCACAGATGTCAGCAGCATTCGCATTTACCTATCTGACATTTGAAAAAGACCGCATAGAAACCGAAAATAGACTATTAGAAAAACAACTGAAACGATGAGGCAGTTTTACGATATCACCACCAAGCTCAAGGACACGCTTCAAGCGCATAGCCAAGTCAATGTGGTAACAACAGGCGATGTATACGATGTAGACCTAAACAAGCAGACGATATTCCCATTGTCTCATATTATGGTCAACCAAGCCTCTTTTGAGGGACAGGTAGTGCGTATGAGTATAAGCCTCATTTGTATGGACGTGGTAGACGAAACAAAAGAAGACCCACGAAGCCAAGCAGAGCCGTTCTACGGCACTTCTAACGTGCAAGACATACTCAACACCCAACTCGCAGTAATCAACGACGTGGTGCAAGAATTGCGCAGAGGGCAGTTGTACTCTGACTTGTACCAACTTGACGGCAACCCAACGTGCCTTCCGTTCACGGAGCGTTTTGAAAACCTGCTTGCTGGTTGGACTGCTACGTTTGATGTTCTTCTTTCTAACACCGAAATCAGCGTCTGCTAATGCAACTTCGGCAGGATATGGTGAAGGCAAGCCTTGAGAAGTTTGCTAATGGCGTTGTAGAACAGGCAAAGGCCAATCTTGCTCGTGAGAATAAAAACGTAACTGGAACGCTTGCTAACTCGCTTCAGTATGAGATTGAGGTCGGGGCAAACTCTATCTACCTACGATGGAAGATGGATGAGCTTGCTCCTTATTGGAAGTTTCAGGACTATGGTGTAAAAGGTAAAACGTCATCTAATAAAGCTCCCAATAGTCCATTCCGATTCGGGACGGGTAGTAGCGGTATGAAAGGTGGATTGACTCGTGCTATCAACCAATGGGTGCGCAGCAGGAGATTCCAATTCCAGAGCCGTGAGAAAGGAACGAAAGGTCAGTTCTTGAGCTATGATGCTACGGCATTCCTAATTACCAGAAGCATCTACAACAAGGGCATCCGCACCACGAGCTTCTTTACCAAACCATTTCAATTGAATTTTGAGCAACTTCCCACCGAAATTGCGCAGGCTTATGCGCTTGAGGTTGCTGACTTCTTACGATTCACGTTGCAACAGAAACCACAACAATGAGTACACCTGTATCAGCGACACCAGCATCTATTGCTACGGCTCGCAGCCCCATCTTCATCACGGGCAAGAATAACACGCTACCCAACGACTCGCTGGATGCGATGAGCGTGAACATTAGCTCGTACACGGGAACACAAACGCCCGTAGTAAGCCCAACGACCTACACGCTATCTAAGAACTACTCCATCAACGAGGTCATCAACTTTGAGATTTCCGACTTGGTTCGTGAGAAGTTCCAGCATCCATTCGGCAAGGCATTCATCACCGAACCAAGCGCATCCGAAACAGGCGAAGCGGTATGGGTACGCAGAACGGGTGACTGGACTTATTCTAATAACGGAGCAGCACCCGAAAGCGGAGTAATTGGTACAATTTACTTTTTGGCTCTTGATGGCTACAAATCTTTAGGAGAACTCCAAAACGCAGGAGTCACTCAAGCAGGACTTGTAACCTCACGACCATTCCAAGTGCTTGCAGGCAACTCACAGAGCCTTGCCGTATCGTACAATACCTACTCAGGCGTTAACGGCTTTACGATTGAAATCAACGGAGTAGAGTACTGGTTCTCGCTCAAGGATGAACTCGGATGGGCTAACACAACCACGACATCTACGCAGATGGTCATTTACATTCCGAGTGGGGTAACCAACGTAGCAACATTCTTGGGCGTAACACCCACCGATGACTATACCATCAATCTGCTTGTCAACAACGAATGCGTCAGCTACAATGACCGAGTAAAGTCAGATGGCGGAGTTGTAGAAGGATTTAACTGCCTATGCGAAGCGGTAGACGCTCTTGGCGGCAACGATGACAAGGTAGCCTACGACTTTGAGGTGGTATGTGAGCCTAAGTATGACCCATACCTAATTCAGTTCGTAAACAAGTACGGAGTATCTGACTACCTCACGTTCTTCAAGAAGTCAACCGAGCAGGGTAACTTCACGCAAGACCAATACCAAAAGAGCATCTATGCGGATGCTTATACGGATGTTAACTACTTGAACGGCAAATACCAATCGTTTAATATCAATTCTCGCAACACGCTAACGCTCAACACGGGATTCGTGGATGAATCGTATGGTGCTATTATGGAGGAGATTCTGATGAGCGAGAAGGTAGCCGTATACGAGGATGGGCAATGGGTTGCTATCGTTCCAAATCGTGGAACTATTGACTACCAGAAGTCCATCAACGACAAGACCATCAATTACACAATGAGCTTCACCTATGCGTTTGACCAACGGATGCTTGTACGATGAATAAGGTTGATATTTATGTCAATGGTCAACGGCTTGATGTATTCCAAGATGAGGAGATAAACCTCAACATCTCGGTGCAGAATGTTCAGGACATCAGCAAGGTATTCACCGACTTCACGCAAGGGTTCACCATTCCTGCTACGCCAACGAATAACGCCATATTCGGACACTACTACCGCACCGATGTAAGCGGCACTTTTGATGGCCGCCTGCGCCAATCTGCGTTTATTGAGATTAACTCGTTGCCGTTTCGCTCTGGCTCAGTAGAGCTTGAAGGAGTGCAACTAAATGGTACTGAACCATACGCATACAATATTACGTTCTATGGAGGCTTGGTAAACCTCACCGACTTATTTGGTGATGACTACCTATACGACCTCAACTTCAGCGCATACGACCACGCTTATACGGATAATGCAATCTTTGACCGATTCACTACCGAATACGACAATGCGTTCTTTTATCCGCTGATGAGTCCTGTAAAGAATTGGTTTTACAATTCAAGTAACAGCAGTCACGATGATTCAAATATAGCTTGGCATAACCTAAGCGAAGCGCACGGAATTCACTACTACGAGTTGAAGCCTGCGATGAAGGCATACGCTATATTGGATGCGATAGAAGCAAAATACGGAATCACCTTTACGGGTTCATTCTTGTCGGCCAACCCATTCGTAGACCTATCGCTATGGCTTCACCGCTTTGAGGGTTATATGTTCTCAAGTGGCAATGACATTGAATGGAGGCTCATTAATTTCAACCGAAACACAGGCAGCGGTAGCCAATTCAATCTGACTACCGAAACGTGGACAGTACCAGAGAGCAAGGAGTACGACCTTGACATCACGATGGCTAACGTAGACCAGCCATACGAACTTGGCGTGTTCCGCAATGGTGTGTTTGACTATTCTATTTTGGTAGATGCACATCCTGCTTCATCGGTTACAAGTACGATGGAGAATCTGCTATACACGGAAGGTGATGCCATTCAGTTATTCATCCGACCACAGGTAGCAGCACAGATGAACTATCAATGCACCGACTATTCAGGCATTAACTCTTTAGCTGGTGTTGAGTTCTCGGTAGACCAAACGCTTGCTGCGGTGTACACCTTCAATGTGGTTGTTTCTGACTTGATGCCTGAAATCAAGGTCAAGGATTTCCTTGCTGGTATTCTTAAGATGTACAATATGGTAATCGTACCGACTACATCTACCTCCTTCTTGCTTCAGCCGTTGGATGATTGGTACGCAGCAGGAAGCGACAAGGACTACCAACAATACTTTGACATTACGGAGTACTCGGTAAACCGACCTCCGCTATTTAGGGAGATTGAGTTCAAATACCAAGACACGGAGCAGATACTCGGCTTCCAATACCAAAAGGTTAACAATACAGGGTTTGGTGACCTTCGCAACTTCTTTGCATTTGATGGTGAGGAGTTCATCATTGAAGTTCCGTTTGAGTGTCCATTGTTTGAGAGGCTTACCGATTTAGACACGGGAGTATTAACCAACGTACTTGTCTACAAGAGCATCACGGAGAATACAAACGAGGATGGCACATTTAACAAATACTTAGGTGCGCCTGTTGTTTTTTACGCTTCGTATGGTGATTACAACATCAGTTCCAACCCCGTTGCTTTTGTTAACTCGGACAATACAAGCAGCAGACAGGTGGACTATTGTTGGTATGCTAATACATCCAATCTACCAACAAGCGCAGGAGCATCGTACTCCACGTGCTTTGGTGCAGATATTGACCCATACCATTTGCAAAGCGTAAGCCGTAGTTTATACAATACGGAGTGGGTTGACTATATCACCGACCTTTATAATGCTAAGCGCAGAGTCTTTCAAGTAGATGCAGTTCTACCACTTGGTGCTATGCTATCTATGAACCTGCAAAATGCAGTAATCTGGAACAACAACAAGTATATTGTCAATTCCGTGCAGGTGGGTTTGACTACGGGAAAAGCAACATTTGAACTCCTTAACGTAGTATGAAGAAAGGATTTATAGGTTATTTAGTAGACGTACTTCAGTCGGACGATTGGGTTGGAGTTAGTGAGAATGTTGAAATCGCAAAAGGCAAATACCACATACCCAGCAACTGGCAAGACGCTAAAAAGATAATCAGAAGGCAATGGCTGAAGAAGTAAACATTAATATAAGCATCACCACGAATGCTGCTCCTGCCGCTGACAAAATCACGAAGGAACTTGATGGCGTAAAGAGAAAGGCCAAAGAGGTCAAGGATGAGCTTTCCGAAGCCTTTGACCAACCTGCTCAAGGCGATAGCAAAATCAAGCAGGGCACCCAAGACGTTGAAACATTAAAGAGGACGCTTCAGCCAATCAAAGGTCTTATTAATGACCTTACTGGCGGAATGTCAGATGCGTTCTTTCAGGCGTATCAGTCGGTCAAGGCAGCAACGGTTGGTGTAAAAGGGCTTGACCTTGCTCTTAAGACCGCTGCTTTTGGTGTTGCTATCCTTGTAATCCAGAGCCTCGTTGAGTTATATGGCGAGCTTACCACTTCAGCAGAGGAAGAAGCAGAGGCTCTGAAGAAGGCTGATGAGGCTAAAAAACAATATATAGACACCACTCGCCAAGCTGCTGATGCTCTTGACAAGGAGCGCAAGGCTCGTGATGGTGCATCAAATGAAATCAAGCGTGAAGTCGCTGAATTGGAAGCATCTGGAGCAGCATCCGAAACAATATATGCAAAGCGCAAGGAGTTGCTCAATTCAGAGCTTCAAGACCTAATTGCTCGTCAGGCATTCTTATACGATGATGCAGAGGCTCAAAAGCAAATCTCTCAGGACATCCTTGACAAGCAGTCTGCACTCCGCGCGCTTGACTTAGCAGAGGACAAGCGTGTGCGTGATGCAAAAGCAGCAGCCGCAAAACAAGCAAAGGCAGACCGAGAGCGTGAGCGTCAGGAGGAGTTTAACCGACTGAACGCAATCATCGTCAGCAATAACTATTGGGCAGACGAGCTTCAGAAGGCCGTAGACAAGGGCAATGAGGCAGTACGTGCAAGAGGCCAATTCAGCGTTCAGCAGCTTGAGTTCTACCAAGACCAGCTTCAGCAGCTTGACGATGAAGACACTTGGGCAGCAGAAGAACGAATGATTCGCCAAGCAAGAGCAAGAAAGGCAGAATCTGATGCAGCAGATAAAGCACGTAAAGACGAGGTAGATAAAGAGAGAGCCTTCCGCCAACAACTACAAGACCTTGCCGTTGACTCTGCGCTCGGCACTATCGGTGCACTAAAGGAATTGAATGGCATCTACGACCAAACAAATAAAGAGGCATCAGAGCGAGCATTCAATCGTAACAAAGCGTTAAGCATTGCTGAAACGATTGTTTCTACTTATGCAGCAGCACAAAAGGCATACACCTCACAACTCATCATTGGTGACCCAACATCAGTTGTTCGTGGTCAAATTGCTGCGGCAGTAGCTATTGCAGGCGGTCTTGCTCGTGTAGCAGCAATTTCTGCAACAAAATTCCAATGGACTGACAAGGAGCCTACTGCTCCATCAATATCATCAGCTGCCGCAGGCGGTGGTGCATCAATTCCTGCTCCTCAGTTTAACATCGTTGGACAGAGTGGAACGAACCAGCTTGCACAAAGCATAGGAAGCCAATTTAACCAACCCATCCGTGCGTATGTGGTGGGACAAGATGTGACTACCGCACAACAACTGCAACGCCAACGAGTAAGAACCGCAACATTCGGATAATGAAACTTATTGAACTAATCTTAGATGAAACGATGGCACTCACTGGGATTGATGCCATCAGCCTCGTAGAGCATCCTGCTATTGAGGAGGACTTTATTGCACTCAAATCCGAGCGTGTAGAGTTCGCTGCACAGGATAACGAGAAGCGTATCTTAATGGGAGCAGCACTCGTTCCCAACAAACCCATCTACCGAGTAAATGGTGAGGAGGAGTTCTACGTTTACTTCAGCCAAGACACCATCCGCAAAGCGAGTGAGATGTTTTTTCAGAAGGCAAACCAGAACAACGCTACACTTGAACACGAAGTAGAAATCAACGGACTCACGGTTGTAGAGAGTTGGATTATTGAGGATGAGGTTCACGATAAGAGCAAGAAGTACGGATTTGATTTGCCTGTTGGTACGTGGATGGTTTCTATGAAGGTCAACAACCCAGAGATTTGGGATGGCTTCGTAAAGACGGGCAAGGTCAAGGGCTTCTCTATTGAGGGTTACTTCGTTGACAAGATGAACTTCGCCAAGCAGGAGATGGAGCGTATTGAGGAGCAAGAGGCGGCTCTGCTGCTATCGCAAATCGTAGCCATCATCAAGAAGGATGGTCGCAAGAAGTCAGGTAAGCGTATGGAATTGGAATCCTACTCGGACTACCCACAAGCGGTACGCTCTAACGCCAAGCGTGGTATCGTGCTGAACGAGAAGAACGGAAACAAGTGCGCTACGCCTGTTGGTAAGGTAAGAGCGCAGCAGTTGGCGCAAGGTAAACCCGTGAGCGTAGAAACCATCACCCGTATGTACTCGTACCTGTCAAGAGCCGAAGAATACTACGATGAGAACGACACCAACGCTTGCGGCACTATTAGCTACCTCTTGTGGGGAGGACTTGCTGCAAAGCGTTGGGCTGAATCTAAACTTAAAGAATTGGGCAAACTATGATACGACCACAAAAGCTACCCGTAGCCTCACCACGAGGCGGCAACAGAGGATGCCTCTGTAAGGATAACACCTACTCACGTAAATGCTGCGATGGCTCTCTTCCCGCTCAGGGCATAGGCTCATTGACTGGTCAAGGTGATGTAGAACTCAATCCATAAAATGTTACAAATAACCAACCCTCTTTTATTTAGTTAGATATGAAAGCAAATAATATCCTTAACCGCATCCTTGCCGAACTTAGCTCCATCCGTGAGGTTAAGTTTGAGCAAATGACTCTTGAGAACGGTGCCGTTCTTGAGGCTGAAGTATTTGAAGCAGGAAACGAGGTATTTGTCGTAAGTGGCGAAGACCGTGTTCCCGCTCCTGTTGGTGAGCATCTTCTTGCTGATGGCCGTGTATTGGTTATCGCTGAAGAAGGTGTAATCGCTGAAATCAAAGAGAAGGCTGAAGAAGTAGAGGAGAAGGTAGAGATTGAAGTTGAGGCTTCAGTTGAAGAACCTGCTACCGAGCTTGCTGAAGTTGAAGTAAAAGAA